TTCTCGCGCATGCGCGCGCGCGCCGCGGTCGACACGGTGAGGAACCACATCCAAGGGCGCCACTACGAGGGCGCGGCCGTCTCGCGGCGCACGGCGGGATGGCGCGCGCCGAGTTCGAGCCCGAACACCTCGATGCAAGGGAGCCTCGCGAAGCTCCGCGACCGATCCCGCGACCTTTGCCGCAACAACGGCTGGGCGGATCACGTCGTCGAACTCTACGAGTCCGAGATCGTCGGCAACGGGATCATCCCGCGGTTTACCTGCCTCAACCCTCGCACCGCCGCAGCCGTGCAACAGGCTTGGAAGGAGCACTGCGAGACGACCTCGATCGACACCGAAGGGCGCCTCGACGTGTACGGGCTGCAGTCGCTCTGGGTTCGCACGATCATCGAATCGGGAGAAATGCTCCTACGCCGGCGCCGACGGCTGGCGGCCGATGGCCTCCCGCTCCCGTTCCAGGTTGAGACGCTCGAGCCCGATCACCTGGACCCCGTCCGCGACTTCTGGCTCCTCGCGAACGGCGGCCGGATTCGGTACGCGATCCAACTCGACCCGCTGGGAAGGCGCGAGGGATACTGGCTCCTGCCGAACCATCCGGGCGAGGGCAACGTGCCCTACCTCCCGTCGAAGCTCGTGCCTGCGAGCGAGGTCCTGCACGCCTACCGCGTCAAGCGCCCGAAACAACTCCGCGGCGTGCCCGCGCTCGCCTCGGTCCTGATCAAGCTGCGCGACGGTGACGAGTACGAGGACGCGCAACTCCTGAAGCAGAAGATTTCGGCCTGCCTGACCGCCTTCGTGACGGACATCGCCGACACCGAGGAAATGCCCGCGCCGACACCGGACGGGCAGAAGCCCTCCGACCCCCTCGACACGCTCGAGCCCGGTGCGATCGTGAACCTCCCGAGCGGGAAGACGGTCGAGTTCTCGAGCCCGCCGTCCGTGGAGGGCTACGAGGCCTACGTCCGCTCGATCCTGCGCGGCGTCGCAGCGGGCGCGCACGTTACCTACGAGGCCCTCTCGGGCGACTGGTCAGGGGTCAACTACTCGAGCGCCCGCATGGGGTTCCTCCAGAACGCGCGCACGGTAGACCGGTTCCGATGGCACGTCGTCGTGACCCAGATCCTGAACCCCCTCGTGGCATGGCTCGTCGAGGCCTGCGTCCTGGACGGCCGGATCCCGATGGATGAGCCCGTCGCCGTGACCTGGACTCCGCCGCGGCGCGCGATGCTCGACCCGAAGACCGAGGTGCCCGCGCGACGCGACGCCGTCCGCGCCGGCCAATGCTCGCTCTCCGAAGTCCTCCGCGAGGACGGCCTCGACCCTGATCAGGTCTTCGCGGAGCTCGCGAGCGACTTCAAGAAGCTCGACGGGCTCGGGCTGAAGGTCGAGAGCGACCCGCGCGTGCCGCTGCGCACCGGCACGCCGGCCGGCGGCGAGGGAACGCAGTCGGAAGCGGCTCCCGCCGGCGGGTAGGTTTCCTACCCCTTGAACGGTCCCGCTGCACGGGGCAACTTCGCGGGCGTGAGCAAGCGCCACCTGGAACTCGAGCCGGTCGCAACCGCCGCGCTCTTCCGCAGCGGGAGCTTCGATCCGAAGACGCTCCAGGTCGACGTGCAGGTGACGACCGGCGAGCGGACGAGCCCTATTTCGAGGAGCTCGGACTCGACGACGGCGAACTCCGGATGAGCCGCCTCAACTCGGGGCGCCTGAACCTGCTCGACAACCACGGCTTCGCCGACGGCGTGAACTACGGGCCCGCGCGCTTCGCCGCGGAGAACGTGCGCGGCGTGTCGATCCCTGGCTCCGCGCGCATCGAGCAGGTCGCCGGCGGGAAGAAGGCGCTCGTGATGCGCTTCCAACTCTCCGCGCGCGACGACCTCGCCGGCTATCGCCGCGACGTGGCCGACGGGATCCTCTCGCAGTGCTCGGCCGGCTACCGCATCTACAAGATGCGCATGGTGGAGAGCACCGCCGGAGCGCCGCCCGTAATGCGCGCGGTGGACTGGGAAATCTCGGAGGTCTCGATCACCGGATGCCCGGCGGAGTCCGAGGCTTTCGTGCGCACGCGATCGGAAGGGCCGAAGAAGAACCGCTGCGAGTTCGAGGAGCTCGAGGCAAACAAGGACGGAACCCGAACCATGAAGAAGAACGAACAGAACGCCGACGCTCCCGCGACGACCCAGATCCGCGCCGACGGCGCGCCCGCGGCGAGCGGTGCCGACGGTCAGCCCGCGGCGGAGAACACGCGCACGGCGACCGCGACGCTCGACGAGAACTCCGTGCGTGCGGCCGAGACGAAGCGCGTCCGCGACGTGCAGCGGTTCGGGAAGCGCTTCGGGCTCTCGGAAGACAAGGTCGACGAGGTCCTCGGTGCGACGCGCACCTTCGACGAGGCGCGACTCAAGATCGCCGACATCTTCGCGGCGGGCCCGGCGCCGGTTCAGGAGCATCGCGCCGTGACTCAGGTCGTCGAGACGCAGCGCGCCGGCGAGGACGAGGCGATCCAGAACTCCCTGGTCCACCGCGCGCACCCGCAACTGCTCAAGTACGAGAAGCTCACGGAACAGGACCGCTCGTTCCTCGGCTACTCCCTGCTCGACTTCTGCCGGCACTTCATCGAGCGGCAGGGCAAGTCGTGGAAGGGCCTCTCGAAGAGCGACCTCGCCGCGCGCGCCATGCTGAGCTCCTCGGACTTCCCCGAGTTGCTCGCGGCCACCGTGAACAAGACCCTCCGCGACAAGTACCAGTCGATGCCGAACACCTGGCGCCCCTGGTGCCGCAAGGCGAGCGTGCCCGACTTCAAGCAGGTATCGCGTGTGCAGACGAGCGGCGCGCCGGCTCTGCTCGAGGTGCCCGAGAACGGCGAGATCACCCGCGGGAAGATCACGGACGCCGCGGAGAAGTACACGCTGAAGACCTTCGGGAAGATCGTGATGATCACGCGGAAGGCGATGATCAACGACGACCTCTCGGGGTTCATGCGGATCCCGTCGGACTTCGCGATCTCCGCGAGCACGCTGATCGAGGACACGGTGTACGCGATCCTCACGAGCAACCCGAACCTCGCGGACACCTTCGCGCTCTTCGGCGGAACGGGCCACAACAACAACGGCACCGGTTCCCCGGGCTCGACCCTGAGCACGGGCGGCCTCACCGCGGCTCGCGCCCGCATGCGCGCGCAGAAGAGCATCGAGGGGAAGTACCTGAACCTCTCCCCGCGTTACCTGATCGTGCCGGCTGCGCTCGAGACGACCGCGCAGCAGAACACGGTGCTGATCAACGCCGTGACCGCTGGCGGCGTGAACCCCTTCATGGGGCTCCTCGAAGTGATCGTGCAGCCGCGCCTCGACGGAGGGACCAACGGCCTGACGCAGTGGTACCTCGCGGCCGATCCGACCTACATCGACACGATCGAGGTCGGGTTCCTCGAGGGGAACGAAGGCCCGCGCATCGAGAACCAGATCGGCTTCGAGTCCGAAGGCCTCGAGATCAAGTGCGTCTTCGACATGAACGCCAAGGCGATCGACTTCCGCGGGCTCGACCGCAGCGTCGGCGCGTAGTCCGAGCAGTCACCGAATGAACACGGGGAGGGGCAAGAGCTCCTCCCCCCGATGAACCCGAGACGAGAGAACCGAACGTGAACAACAACCAAGGCAGCGGGAAGACGATCACGGTGGTCGCGCCCTCGGCGATGACCACCTCCCTCGGCTACCTGATCGGTACGGCGCTCTTCGGCGTCGCGGGCGCGTCGGGCGGCACGGGTGACCTCGTCGCGCTCGACACCGAAGGGGTCTTCGAGCTCCCGAAGCTCACGACCGACGACTGCTCGCCCGGCGACATCCTCTACTGGGACAACACCAACCACCGGATGACGAAGACGAGCAGCGGCAACACGAAGATCGGCGTCTGCGTCGGTCTCGTCGTGACGGTCTCGACCGCCCCGACCGCGGTCGTCAAGCTCAACGGCACGGTCTAGCGCCGCTCGCCGTGGGCTGGCGGGACACGATCGACGCCGGCAACTTGGCCGTGCGAGGAGCCTTCGGGGAGGCGGTTACCTACCGCCCTACCGGAGGCTCTCCCGTTTCGATCGAGGCTCCCTTCTCCGAGGAGTACGTCGAGGTCGAGGCGACGACGGGCGCCGCGATCGTCTCGACGCGGCCGAACATTCTCCTCCGCGTCGCGGATCTCGGCGGTCCGGAAGTGCAGGAGGGCGACACGTTCGACTGCAGGGGCGACTCGTTCCGCGTCGACGAGGCGCGGATCGACGGGACCGGCAGCGTGCTCGTGATCGCGCGGAGGCTCTCGGCGTGATCGACCGCACCCAGGACCCGAATTACCGCGTGACGCGCGCGCAGATCGTGAAGGCCGTCGTCGACCGCCTGAAGGGCCTCGACCTCGACTTCGAGCAGAAGGTCTTCACGAACCGCGCGCGTCCCTTCTGGCCGAAGACACTCCCCGGCTGCGCGGTCTACACCCTGCGCGAAACGTGCGAGGTCGGGAACGAGGCGCCGCGCGACTACATCCGCAAGCTCGAACTGCAGGTCGAGCTCGTCGTCGGAATCGAGACGGCCGCCCCGGATTCGGGAACGAGCGCCGCCGTCGATCTGCTCTGCAATCAGGTCTCCTCGAAGATCGAGATGGACGAGACGCTCGAGGGCCTCGTCGAATCGACCCGCGAGAAGTCCTGGCAGTTCGATCTCGTGAACGAGGGGGCGAACTACTTCGGGTTCGCCACCCTGACCTATGAGGTTACCTACCCCACCGAGGAGGGCGAGCGCCCGCAGGGAGGCTTCGAGACGCTCCGGAAGATCGACGTGGGTCTCTCCGCGGAGGGTGCCGAGCTCGATGCCGAGATCCTGACTGGGGGCGGCCCGTGATGTCGCCCGGCTTCTTCGTGCTGCGCCTGCCTCCCGGGGTGCTGGTTCGGGATCCCCAAACCGGTAGGATCGTGACCGACCGCGAAGAGTTGCCGCGCAACTCCTTCTGGCAACGCCTCCTGGCGGATGGCCAGGTCGAGGAGGAGACTGCGGCGGCGCCCGTCGAGCAGAACGACAAGGACAAGGAGCTGACCCAGTGACCGTCACCTTCAACGAGATCGCGCCGACGACCCGCACGCCCTTCGTCTACGTCGAGTTCGACGCGACGCGCGCCGCGCAGGGCCTCCAGGCCCAGCCCTATCGCCACCTGCTCATCGGGCAGAAGCGCTCGGGCGTCGGCAGTGTCGCGGCGCTGACGCTCGTCCGCCTGCTCTCGAAGGACCAGGCCTCGGCCTTCTTCGGTGCGGGGAGCCAACTCGCGCAGATAGCGGCCGCGCACTTCGCGAACAACATCCAGACGGAGACATGGGCGATCGCGGTCGCCGATCCCGCCGGCAACGCCGCATCCGGCTCCGTCGCGTTCTCGGGCTCCCCGACCGAGGTCGGCACCTTCGCGTTCTACGTCGGCGGCCGGCGCTACCCGGTCTCGATCACCGTCGGAGAGAGCACGACCGCCATCGCCGCGGCGCTCGCGGCCGCCGTCAACGCGGACACGTCCTGCGCGCTGACCGCGAGCTCGAGCCTCGGCACCGTCACGTTCACCGCGCGCCACGTCGGCGTGATCGGGAACGACGTCGACCTGCGCGCGTCCTACCTCGCCGGCGAGGCCTCGCCGGCCGGTCTCGGCGTGACGATCGTCGCGATGTCCGGAGGCACGGGCGACGTCGATCTCTCCGGCGTCTGGCCGAAGGTCGGCGACGTCTGGTTCAACTTCGTTACGTTCGCCGCGACCGACGCGACGACCCTCGGAGTCGTGGAGACCGAACTCGACAGCCGCGCGAGCGCCGGCCGGCACGTCGACGCCTACGCGGTCGTCTGCAAGGCGGGCGACTTCTCGACGATCTCCACGCTCGGCAACCAGCGCAACGCGAAGCGCTGCGCGATCATCGGGAACAACAAGAGCCCGACGACGCCCTGGGAGTTCGCGGCCATGTACGCCGCGCAGTGCTCGTTCTCGGCCTCGGTCGATCAGGCGCTCCCGTTCCAGACGCTCCCGCTCGTCGGAGCGCTCTCGCCGCAGGCCTCAGACCTCTTCACCCAGGCGCAGCGCAACTCGCTCCTCTACTCGGGGATCTCGACCTTCACCGTCGCGGCGGACGGGACGTGCCAGGTCGAGCGCCTGATCGGGACCTACAAGACGAACCCGCAGGGCGCTTCCGATCCGGCCTACCTCGATGCGAACGTGCCGCTGATCCTCTCGCGCCTGCGGTGGGACCTGACGAACCTCGTCTCCGCGCGCTACGGGCGCTGCAAGGTCGCGGACGACGACACGCGCTTCGGCGGCGGGCAGTCGATCGTGACGCCGGCGCTCATGCGCGCCGAAATGCTCTCGCTCTTCGCGCAGTGGGAATCGCTCGGCCTCGTCGAGGACGGCGACCAGTTCAAGCGCGACCTAATCGTCGAGCGGAACGCGCAGGACCCCTCGCGCATGGACGTCTACCTCCCGCCGAACCTCGTCAACGGCCTCCGGATCTTCGCCGCGAAGATCGGCTTCATCCTGTAACCGCCGGGGCAGCGCCCCGGGGAACGATCCACAATGGCAACCACGCAACCGAAGAGAGCCCGAGGCGGGACCTTGTCCGTCAAGGTCAACGGCGAGATCGTCGACGTGGTCGCGAACGTCGAGTACGACCTGGGCGAGCCGCAGCGCGAGGCAATCGTGGGCGCGGACCGCGTGCACGGGTTCTCCGAGAAACCGAAGGTGCCCTACGCGAAGTTCGAGATCACGGACCGCCAGGGCTTCGACCTGCGGACCTTCTTCAACGTCACCGGCGCGACGGTGATCTGGACGGGCCGCAACGGGAAGGGGCTCGCGCTCTCGGAGGCCTGGTACGCGGGCGCCGGCACCGTGCAGTCGGAGGACGGCAAGGTCGACGTCGTCTTCCAGGCGATGCGCGCCGACGAGTTCTAGCCCATGA